CAGGTAATGGTTTATACAACTTTTCTTTTTCCATATGTTTTTAATTCTTCAGAAAAGTTTTTAGTTATCTCTTCTACATTAGGTTGTCTATTTACTTGAGCTAAATAAACATACCGATTAGAATATTTAAATACTCTTAATCCCTTACCATCATTAGCATCTTGATAACATTCCCATTTATGTGCACAAAACTGACACCCAATAGGTAATGATTTATTACCACCTTTAGTTTCAGATAATTCATAACATCTGTCAGGTGGTGAATTTCTTTTTAATGTATCTTGTAAAGTTTTAATTAAATTTGGAACATTAGGTTTAGCTAACTCATCAGGTTTATAGAAACAAACATCTCCAGTTGATTTATCCATAACCAAAAAGCCACCCTTGTTAGTACCCATACCTGTTTCATATCCTGATAACTGGGCATGATAACCAAATGGGTCATCTCCAACTAACTCACCTGTTTTAAATTTCTTAAAACTAAATGTTGAAGCTGACTTAACATCACATACTTCACCATCTACTGTAGCATCTATATGTCCTTTTATATTATCTATCTCTACTTTCTTTTGTTGGTCTGCTATTTTATGTCCAGTTAATTCTGCTAGATATAATAATAAATGTTCTAGTATATGACCATATAAAAATTTAATATTTAAACTTGCATCATAATCTTTAGTTTTCTTTGGACTAAATCTATCATACCATAATTGTCTAGGTGGTTTACCTAGTACTGACATTCTTAACTTCCCATCTTTTTCTCTAATAGGATTATTCCATGAATTAAAAGCTTCCTTAATATTAGTAAGGAACTTATCCATGTTCTCTTCTGTTACGTTGGCAGGTTTACCATTCGATATTCCAGCGACTAATGTTTTAATATCAGTTGCTATTGTATCAATGCGTTTCTGCCCAGTTGTTTCCGATTTTATATTTTCCATCTAAGGGACACCTTATTTTTAATTCCTTTCCTGCATTTATAATTGCTTGTACTCCAAGCTTTCCAAATTCTTCAGCTCGGTTTTCTTCCACTTCATATTGGAACTCATCATGCACATTAACAATTGGAACTGCTTTCATTCGCTTACTTCTAACATATTCCTCTACCAATGTCAACGCTTTCTTCATAACACACGCACCAGCACCCTGTAATAGGGTGTTTAACGCAGCGTGGGGGTGTCTTATGAGGATTTTTCTTTGGTCGAGACCTCTGAGCCATCTTTTTTTAGCCACTCCATCCACTCTTTCTCGTAGTCGTTTAAAACTTGGTGTAGCTCTAAGAAATTTTTCTTTAACTCTTTCTCCATCTCTTTCAGACCTTTTGATGATACTTCCGATTTTTTTTGAACCTGCTCCATAAATGAGTGCGTATATAAATGTCTTCGCCTCATCTCTTGACTCCAAGCCAGTCCTAATCTGATTTGTTGTGTGTATATCTCCATTAATGATTTCATGTGTATAATCCTTATCGTTCATGTAGTGTGCTAACATCCTCAACTCAAGTCCTGAAGCATCAACACCTACTAATTTATAACCTTTGTTTGCAATCCATAACTGCCTACATTCTTTTCCGTAAGGAGAGTACACAGCAGGAATCTGTGCCATGTTGGGCGACTGGTGTGACATTCTTCCAGTAATAGTACCATTGGTAATTACTTTGCCATGTACTCTTCCATCTTCTCTGATAGCTTCAATCCAAGAACTGACTTGAGCAATTCTTTTCTGAAGCATGAGAAATTTATTAATAAGTTTTGCTTCAGGAATATTTTTAATTTCTGACAAAACTTTTTCATCTACAATAGTATGTTTCTTTTCTGTAAACTTCTTAGGTTTCCATCCTAACAGAACTAATCGTTCAGCTATTTGTTGACGTGAACCTAAATTAAATTCTTTATATTTAACCTTTGTAAAAGGAACTCCCTTAACATATCCTCTAGATTTATTATTTGACTTAGGAATAAATTCTGTTTCTATTTTTAATGGAGGAAAAGTTTTTCTTACAATAGTTTGAAGCTCATTCATGTCTTCTTGAAACTTAGCTTGTAACATATGAGCACCTACAACATCTATCATAAATCCTTTTTTATGTTGTCGTTGAATAATCTCGGCAACTTTATGTTCTAACTCAATAGACTCTCCAAAATCTACCATCTTTCTACCAAGAAATTTATATAACTTCTCTGTTAAATCAACATCATTCCTGCAATACTTTAACATCTCTTCACTAAAATAATCAAAGTTATCAAACTCAATTTTCTTTTTATAAAGTTTTTCACCCCAGTTTTTTAATGAGTGTCCACCCTCTAGCATAGGGTTAAGCAATCTAGATAAAACTAATGTATCAGTTATCTTACAATTTTTAAATACATCATATCCAAAAAATTTATTTAATACTGGTATATCAAATCCAATAATGTTATGTCCAATAACTTCTTTAGTTTGTTTTAAAAAATCTGCAAACCTATGTACTCTATCTTCTTTAAATTGATAATAAGTATTGTTATGTTTACAAACAATGCACCAAATTTTATCTACGTTAAGAGTTGTTTCAATATCAAATATTACTTTATCAAAAGTCACTTGATGTTACCTCTGCTAATCTGCCAGTATCCATATCATACTTTAAGTCACAACAAGGTCCAGTAATACCTGAGAATCTATTCTTTAACACTCTTACCTTAGTGGTATGTCGGATTTCAGGGTCATCATGCTGTGCGTCTCTCTCAAGCCCTATAACCATGTCACTTAACTGACCTATAGAAGCCGAACCTCTTAGTTGAGATAGAGATGTAGCTGCACCCTCTTCATGTCCTTTACCATCAGGTCTCCTTAAATGTGAGACTACTATCATAGCTATGCCTGTTTCCTGTACAAGAGTTCTAAGTCTAGTCATTATTTCATCTAAAGCTTTTCTCTCATCTCCATGTGACTGGTCTGATACTATGATACTAACATGGTCTATGATAATATATTTACAATCTAATCCTTTAGCTAAATATCTTACTCTTGAAATTATATTATCAATAGTGTTAGAACCAAAATGGTCAAACAAAAATACTCTACCACTACCTGTGGTTGCATCAAAATGTTTTTGCCATTCTTCTTTAGAAATATGAACATCAGGTAAATGTAATCTTTGATTCGCCTCAATACTCATTATCCCTTTAGATGTTACTACAGGATTTTCTTCCAACATTAATAAACCAAGATTATCTTTTGTTTGTTTTAATAGATGATGGACTACCTCTCTAATTACTTGAGTCTTACCCAACCCACTACCTGAAGTAAAGGTAACTAATTCAGAAGCTCGTAAACCATAAGTCATTTTATTTAATCCTTCAAATGGATACTGAACAAATGATTGTACACTAGGTTTAATTATGTCATCAAATAAAGTATTGGCATTAATAATACCATCAGGAGCAAATCGTTTTGCATTCCAAAATGCTTGAGTATAAATCTGTATTTTATTTTTAACTAAACAATCTGAAGCATCTTTAAATTCTTGAGGGAGATGCATAATTTTACATTTCCCAGGTGAAAATAATTCAGCTACTTTTAATGCACCCTCTTTACCTTGTTCATCATTATCAAAATTAATAAGAATATTTTGAAATTGTTCTAGCCATTCGAGACTATTCTTAATATCTTTAACTGCAGAAGCTACACCATGTTTAATACTTACTACTGGAGTTTCATACTTACCTGTATAAAACATTTGATAAGCTGATAAACAATCTATCTCACCTTCAGTAATTATAATAAATTTATTTTTAGAGAATAGATGTTCTCCAAATAATCCTGCTTGGTGAGTATTACCCTGCACACTAAATTCTTTTGACTTTGTATATCTAGTTTTTGTTGCAATCTTTGAACCTTGTTTATCATGGTAAGGGTAATAATGATTTGTTATAGTACCCATACTATCTGTCTTAACAGATACACCATATTTTTTACAAGTATTTTCTGAAAGATTTCTATCTACTATTTCTGTAAAGTCTGATTGCTGTGAAAAGTTTTGCACTTTAGATTCCTGTTTTCCATTTGTTATCGGTTGTGTTTCCATATCATATTCCTTTATATATTTCTGACATGAAAAACAATAAGCCGAACTATCTGAATTAACAGAAACCGCATCACTACTTTTACATAGTGGACATGGTAGATGATACTTTACAAATCCTTTTTTATTTATTTCCATTGTCGCCCTCATAATTAATTTCTAAAAAAAAGGAGAGCCAACCTGTTGTCAAGCTGACCCTCCTGTAGGAGTAGAAAATGAGTCATGTATTATGACTGTTAATGTTGTATCAAAAATCTTCTTTAATGTCAACACCATTAGAAGATTTATTTTCTATATTAAAATCTTCATCAGGAGTGTATTCCACTAAATCCAGTACCTGTACAGCTTGTAAATCTAAACCTTTGCCCTTCTTACCTTTAAAATTCCAGTCATAAGATTTATACATTACTTTTACTTTACTGCCATTACCGACTATTTTATCAAGAGGTTTCTTTTCAGCATCCACTAATTGTGGTTGTTGGTTCTTATCTCCATTTGCTTTAGAAACCTTTCTTTTAAATCTAAGAATATTACTTACTACTTTGTCATCAGATTTTGTTTCTCCAACTGCAAAGCCATTAGTTTTAAAAGTACCTGCAGTTGCATCATCAACTGCTAAATCAATTCTCCACATAGGTTCAAACTTTTCGTTTGGTCTCTTTAGAGAAGCCCAGTATGCTGTGCCTTCAATTATTGCCATATGTTTTTTCCTTTGTTATTTATATTTTTATATTGCATACCATGTTGTATCAGTTTTAATCCTCGTTGTCAACGTCAAGCTCATCTTTTTTTTCTAATACCTCATCTATTTTTTCATTAATTATCCTCTTAAAAGTGGCTTTTTTACTAGCTTTTTCCTCTAGTGCATGAATTTTTTTACCCATAGCATGAGTATCTAAATTAGATTGTTCTAATTTAATTAAAATTTGTTTAATCTTAGAATCTTTTTGAGAAATTAATTTAATAGCATCATCTTTCTCTTGAGTTAAATCTGCAATCTGCTGTTTTAATTCTGTTACTAATTCTCTATCACTCATATATTATTGACAACTTTCGCATTCATTATTACTATCTACAACTACATCCTTCTTGCACATACAAGCTACACAAGGACATACTCCAAGCATATCTGAATGCTCTATTGAAGAACAATGACACCTACAATTACAACTTAAACATCTATTAATATCGCCCATCACTTCTCCTAATTAATTATTTTCTTTTCTTCTTTTTAATTTTTCTTTTCTTCTTTTTAATTTTTATTCTTTCTCTTGTAATTTTTCTTTTCTTTACTTCAACTGGTCGTCTTGAACAATGAATAACTAAATATAATAAACTCATTGATAGAAGAACAATAGATACAGCTAGAAAAAACGATAGATAACAAAGCTGAAATGCATCTATTGTTATCACAAGTCTTTCATGTTTAGTACTAGCTAATATAATACTTTCATCAGG